GTAGCGCAGTTTGGTAGCGCGTCTGCTTTGGGAGCAGAATGTCGCAGGTTCAAATCCTGTCAGCCCGACAAAAAGCCTTGGAAACATTAAGTTTCCAAGGCATTTCTTTTCTCCGTTGCGATGGTCCGCATACAAATGCATACAAACACTGCGGTATCTCCATCGAAACGTCATCCAAGTTCGCGCTCGCGGAAAGCCCCGACGGCGTCGGCCACGTCGTCCAACCGTTCCGGCCAGAGCGCCGTGTACGTGTTCAGCGTGATGCTGGGGGAGCTGTGGCCTAGCTGCATCTGCAGGGTCTTCACGTCCGCGCCCTGGGCGATCGCGAAGCTCGCGTACGTGTGGCGCAGACTGTGGATGGTCACACTCTCGTCCTCCATGCCGGCCGCCCTGACGGCCTTGTTCCATATTCTCGTCCGCCATGTGTTCGTCCAGATGTTCCCGCCACGGGAGGCGCGGAACAGCCAATCGTCGTCGGACATGCCGCCCATCTGTTTTTCGATCTGCGGCATGAGGAATCGCGGGATCGCGATGTTGCGTGTCTTGCCGTTCTTCGGTGTGCCGAGCATGCTGCCGCCGTGCCCGTCGTCAGTCCATGTGCGGCTTATCCTGGCGCGCCGCCTGTCCACGTCCACGTCACCGACCTTGAGGGCAAGCGATTCGCCTATGCGGCATCCCGTATAGGCCTGCCATCTGACCAGCAGACCGTCCACCGGCTTCCCGATCTTCTCCGCCTCGTCCGCGAGCAACTCGACCTCGCGGACCGAGAGGAACACCATGTCATCGTCGGAGACGATCTTCGGCACGGTGACCCTGTCCACAGGATTCTCACCGATCCACCCGTTCGAGACGGCGTAGTCAAAGATGCCCTTGAGGACGACTTTCATGATATTGCGGATGCTTCTCGCGCTCAGCGGCTTCGAATCACGCCCGTCCGGCAACGCGGCCGGATAACCACCGTCCATGAGCTGGCCGACCCACTCCTGCAGCATGTCAGGGCGAAGCTCACGCAACGTCATGCCACCCCATTTGGGCAGGATGTACAGGCGCAGCTCCCTCGCATACCGGCCTGCGGTGCCGGGTTTCAGATCAACCTTCGACGCGAGCCATTCGCCGGCCACGTCATCCAGGACACGAAGCTCCTGACGAGGATCGCGGTAGCGTCCCCGCCGGATGTCGTCCTCCATGGCCGCGGCATATTCCTGCGCTTCGGCGAGCCTGGCGAACTGCTTCACCCTCTGCACACGTCTACCGTCCTTGACGATGGTCCAATGACAACGCCAGCGCATCCCGACTCCATAACGGCTTTTACGCCACTTCTCAGGCACATTGGCCTTCATCGGATCGCGTGAGTTCGCCAAAGAGCGTTTGGCCGCGCGACTCGGCGGATTGCCATCATCGTCATTCTTGAGCCACAGGTCATCAATGGTCACTTTCATGGCGCTTCTTCCCACATGTTTTTCACCCCGGCGCTCGCGGTATGCTGGTGGCCGGGGTCATTTTTTATAAGGAATCTGAACGGGTATAAGGCTCTATAGCTGCCGCATCCTAGGTCGTGGTGCCTGGCGTGTATGAGCGTGTATGAGTTCGTGGCACAATGTGCAGCGGCGCTGGAATCCGGCCAGCCGTTCGTCGATGATGATGAGACGGAGAGGATCGTAGTAGATCCCGCACCTGTCTCCGGCCAGCCGGCGTTCCTCCACTCGCACTCCCAATGTCTTCGACCAGGACGTCAATGTGGCGTCGTTCACTGCTTGGCGGTCTTCACCACTGTGGTGGTGCCCATCGCGGTGGTCTCCCAGCTGACGCCGTCCGCCTTGGTGTAGGTGAAGTCCTTGGTGGCGTCCTGCGAGCCGAGCAGGGACGCCTGCATCGCCGCGGTGTCTCCCTGGCTCGTCCACTTCCAGTCACCGGCCTTGTCCGGCGCATTGTAGGAGCCCTTCCAATACAGGCTCTTCGTATCGCCGTTGTCGCTGACCCACTGGACGGTGATCGTGTCGGCCGTGATCTCGGCCTCCATCCAGGAATCCGTGCTGCCGGAGTTGGTCTGCTTCCACGTGCCGGTCAGATTCGCAGGCTGTTCTACCGGCTTCTTCTCTGCCGGCTTCTTCGTCGTCTGCGATTGGCTCGTGCTGCCGGCGTCGGCGGTTTTGGAGTCACTGGCGTTGCCGCATGCGCCAAGCCCGAGAATGAGCAGACCGGCGACGGCCGTTGCGATTGTCTTCCTGTACATGGTTTCCTTCTTTCCTTGGTTGATTTGCATTAAAAATTCAATCTCTTGGAGTTTCGGCTTCGAGGCGTGCGTTCGGATCCGTGTTGGCGGCCACGTCATAGTCTTCCGGGTGCGCGGCGATACGGTCGATGAGATCATCGGTGATCTGGTTTTGGCGCTCGCGGTATTCGTAGATGCAGGCGGCTTTTAAGGTAGAGTCCCGACATCCATTGAGCTGTACATCGGGACTCGAACTATTTTCAAATGATGCTGTTATAGAAGGCGGCGCACCTCTTCGCGAATCTGCTCAGAGTAGGCATAGATACCATTAAGCGTATCGATAGGCATGCGCTCGCAGTTCTTGTTCTCATCGAAGATTCCCAGGTATTTCTGCTTAGTGTTGAAATAAAGACGAACAATTGGCTTACGGTTGTTATCGTCGAGGAATATTGCGCAGTATTTCTTTGCATCTCTCATCGTTACACGTTCCGGATCTACATCGCTGCAGGCAATGGCTTTGACAATGCGGTATCCGGCGATTTCCTCCTCGGTGGTGATGATTCCATCATCTTCTTTGTTTTCGGCTTCATCTTCGGTAATTTCATTCTCGCCAGATTCGTCGGGTTCCATTGTTCCGACCTTAATGTCATCGGCGCCAAGGGCGGTTTTGAGCCGATCGTTAACCTGGTCGGAGAGGAATTGTTTAAGCGCTTTGCCGACTAACGGTCTGAATTTATCCATGACGGAAGCGTAGAAGGAACCATCGTACACATGGCCGGCGAGCAGCTTTACAAACTCATCGGACGGGCTTTTGAACTCCTCTCCGATGGCTCTTTTGAGTGCCCCGACGTATTTGAGCTCTTCGGCACTGCTGGCGATGGAATCAAGGTCGAACGCCGGCTTGGTCAGCTTCTGCAACGCCGGGATTATCGTCGGGTCGATATCCAATAGATCCAGCACCAGGAACGGCTTCGAGTCCATGCGGTTCGGCTCATCGATGTCCATGTAGAAATTCCATACCTGGCCGTTGGTCAGAACGCCGATGCGCGCGTTCGTCACCGCGAAATACCGGTACAGCTGGCTTGCGTTCTCCAAGCTGAGCGGTACGCCGATCTTCTTGCATTCGATAAGAATCTGCACTTGACCGTCATGCACGAGCGCGTAATCAACCTTTTCGCCTTTTTTGACCCCAACGTCGGCGGTGAATTCCGGCACGACTTCGGTTGGGTTGAACACGTCATAACCGAGTACTTGACCGATGAACGGCATGATGAACGCGTTCTTTGTGGCTTCCTCTGTTTCGATACCCTCTTTGAGGTCGCGTACCTTTGCTGCGACCTGGTTAAGGCTCTCTTCAAATTCCATTGCTCTCCCTTCCTATCTGGTTTTAATGGAATCTTCGATTTTGATGCGGTCGGCCCACCTGTCGATGTCGATATCTTCGTGAGATGTCTCAAAATCGCTTACAACTTCTGGGTCTTTGCTGAGTTCATCCGCATCGGCGATGATCTGCGCCAGAGGTGTTCGCAACGCCGTCGAAATGCGTTGCAATTGCTCATAATCGGCAACGGTGTTCAGTTCGAGGATCCTCCGTAACGTCCCGTAGGGGACGCCTGATTTCTCAGCGAGCGACTTTACTTTCAGTTCTCTTGTCGCCATTGCCCGTTTGATCGCTATCGACAGCGCCTTTGATTCGATAGTCGGGATTTTCTTTCCTGTTGCCATGTGTTTAGATTACGTCATTTTCCCCGTTTTTTGTCTCATATGAGACACGCCGAGTTTTGCATAAGGCAAATATTTCTTTATTATGTCTCATATGACACAAATAAGTCTTAAATAAAACTTTGGAGGTTCAGTTTGAAGCAAATTGAAAATGTGACATCTCGACAAATTGGTGATGTCCTCAAGAGCGCCATAAAACACGCTGGGCTCACGCAGGATGAGGTCGGAATAAAGGCAGGCATTCCACGCAACAGTCTTAACCGCAAACTCAATGGCGGGACGTTCAACTTCGACGAGCTTGCCCGCATCAGCCAAGTCACCGGACGCAAGCTCTCCGACATCATCAAAGACGCTGAAGCGCTCGCCGACGCATGAATCGAAAGGAAGGTGTTCTCACATGGAAACGATAGCGACCTGGTTCTCCATCGCCTGCGCGGTGGTGAGCATCATCACGATCTTCATCAATCTGTGGCTCAACAGCTAACGACGTAACAGAAACGCGTCATGGGAATGCATGACCACCAATGAAAACGATTCTAAGGAGAATCCGAAATGAGCATCAACATTCCGGCCGAGACGCCGGACGAATCCATGAACCCGATTTCCGTTGAGGAGTTCGAACGCCTGCACCCGGCGATGCTGGGCGCGATAAGGAAAGCCGTCCGCGAGGAATTGGAACTCTCTCTCGCGGACGGCGATTCAGAAGATGGTTCGAGAGATTTTAAGAGAACGGTCCTTAGTTCTTCAAGCGTTCAGCACACGCTTGATAAGCATCGGAACCATCATCGATGATGTCGAGGCTCATTGTGGTACCGCAATGCAGAGAAACGGTGATTATGTTCTCTTTGTCATCGTTGGTTCTCGCAATGAAGGTTCTGCTTTTGCGTTCTCCGGGCTTCATTCCTTTCAGAATCTCCTCGATTTCGTTGAACTGTTCGACAAGGAAATCTGGAGCGCCCGGAAGCACAACACCATCGATTTTAAGAAAGCTCTTATCCATTTCACCTCCTTTCATGCTCGGATTGAACATCACAAGCATATGCGAAGGAGCAATCAAAAATCCAAGGAGAATCCAATGAACAACCAAATCCAGCCTTTCGAATTCGAAGGAAACAAAGTCAGGGTGTTCGCCGCATTGGCGGCGGCGTTGAAGCCGATGAACACGACGAAGGACATCGCGGACAACTGCGGCATCAAGGAAGGCACCCTGGCGTACTGGCGTAGCGCGGGCATCGGCCCGAAGTTCGTGAAGGTGGGACGGATCGTCATGTATCCGAAGGAGCAGATGATCGCCTATTTCGCACAACACCTGTACCAGTGCACGGCCGAATACGAGGAAGAGGTGGGTGCGTGATGACTGACAACGACTGGCGTACCGATACCCCGTGGCCTGATCCATGGGAAGAAAAGGAGGACAAATGAACGACATCCGCAAAGCCTGCGTCGAAGCGATATTCAGGGAATTTGAGGACGAGAGCGACGCCATCCGTCCGGCCTATGCCGACGGGTGGGGCGACATCGAAGCAAGGCGTTCGCTCGGTCACATCGTCGGATGCGTCGACCTCGACGTGGCCGGCCTCGTGGACATCGTCATCGACACCATCAACAAGGAGCTGTGATGGAATCAATGCCTCTGGCTGTTGGTCAGGCACTGCTCGACTTCGTCGTTGCGACTGGCGCCGTGCTCCGTAGTGTAAGCGACGTGGACCGTCACACGACAGGATCCACGTCCGAAGTAGGTGAAGCCGGGTTGGGCGTTCAGACGGTCGATGCCGGCCTGGTCTTCGAATATCTGCTTGGAGAAGAACTCGCTTTCGAGCGCGACCTCTCCGAACGGCGCAACCTCGTCGACGTGCCGTTGCGCAACGGTCTGGTCTTTGAAACGGACGAACACGGACACGTCTCGTGCTATGTCGGGGCAATCGTTGACAAGGAAGACGGTCGAGGTTTCTCCATCGTATTCGACCCGCCACTTGTGGACCGTCTGGTCGGCGGTGACGGACAACGCCCGCTGGCTGATCGAGTTCGCGTCTGCAGCTATCTCGTTCGCCTTTCCTGCAAGGCGGTTGGCCTGCTCGGCGGCATGCTTCGATTCGACGGCGATCCGGTTGGCTTCCTCAGCCGAGCCGTTCGCCTGCTCCGAGAGCTTGTTGCCATGGCGCGCCTGGAACAAGGCGACACATCCGGAGACACCGCCAACCAATCCCGTGATGGCGCCAACGACGCCGGTGACCGCATTGATGTCCATTCCATCGATTCTACGGCCGGAGGCGAACGATGAAGGTTCTTGCCCTCGTCATCCTGCACCAGCTGCTGTTCGCGGTGTGGCTGCTGGCCATGTGGGTGCTGTACTGCACGCCGGCCTGCACGCACCCGATCGAACACCTCATCGCCGTGCCGTTCGCGGTGCTCATCCCCGCGGCCGTCATCATGCGCCGCCTGTGCTCGGACCCACGCTTCATCCGATGGGTGGACGAACTCGAGCGATGAAAGACCTGGGCGGCTCCTCACACATTGCGGCATGGACGTGGTTCGTCATGCGCGGCCATGCCTGAACCGCCCGCGCGTCAAGGAAAAGACGTTAAAACCAGCCGGACGGGTCATCTTCTCTCTTCTCCTCCCGCCCGGCCCTCGCCGGGGCCCGCGAACGGATGCGGGCGCCATGGATCGGCGTGTTCAGGTCACGCCGGCGGATGGATGCGCGGTTCGAATCCGCGCCCCGGCACGACATCAATCCAAAGGAGGCAAACGTTGCCAAGCAAAACACCAAGCAGGCCAGAAGGCGAGAAGTGGTTCGAATGGCCGCTCACACCCGCCAGCGTCGGCATGACGGCCGCCGAACTGATCGGCGAACTGTACGAGACCATCAGCGCGCTCAACCACGACCGTGGCTGGAACCTCACCATGGTCGCGCCGGCGCGCTTCGGCGAGATCGTCATCGACCGCGAGGCCGGATGCCTCCGCGCGAAATGCGCGTGGAAGGCCAAGGACCCCAGCCAGCTCGGCCCGGAACCCGCCGGATACGTGAAGGGAGCCTGACATGGCCATCGGAGAGACCGTCATCACCATCGTCGGCAACCTCACCGCAGATCCGGAACTGAGAACCACCGGCCAGGGCGCGCAGGTCGCCAGCTTCACCATCGCAAACACCGCGCGCGTCTATAACAAGCAGACCGGCCAGTACGAGGATGGGGCGGCGCTGTTCATGCGCTGCTCGGCATGGCGTGACATGGCCTCGCATTGCGCGCAGAGCCTCTCGAAAGGCATGCGCGTAATCGCGCAGGGACGCCTCCAACAGCATTCCTACCAGGCACAGGACGGCACCAACAGAACCGTCATGGAACTGCAGGTTGACGAGATCGGCCCGAGCCTGCGCTACACCACCGCGCAGGTCAGCCGCATCAGCCGACAGCCGCAAGGTCCCGTCTACGGCAATCCCGCCGCGCAGACGCCGACCGTCAACACCGGCGCAGGCGGCTGGAGCCAACGGCCGCAACAGCCGGCGCAGACACAGCAACCCGCCCAGCCGCCGGCCGATGATCCGTGGGGCGCGCCGGCGTCCGACCAGTCATCATTCGGAGACTTCGGCAAACCCGATCCGGAACCGGAATTCTAAGGAGCAGCAATGAAAGCCAGCGAACAACAGGCGCTCATCCCGCAGGAAGCCACGCCAGACACACTCATCGACCTCATCGGCAAGACCCAGCAGGTCACCAAAGCCGCGGCCGTCGTGCTCAAGGCATGCCGCACCGTCATGGACACCAAAAACAAGCAGGAGCACATCGACAAGTGGGGCGGCATCCACGCCATCACCGAAGCCGTGTACGACTGCGCGGACCTCGCTCAGCGCATCCTCGACGCCGGCCTGGCCATGGAGAACATGTGCGCGAAGCCGGCCACGTCACGGCAGATGATCCTCATCGACGATCTGCGCCGCAGTCTCGACATGGACGATGGCGACGTGGAGGCGACCGTCGATCCGGACACCGGCGAGATCGACTGAACCACAGGAAGGAGAAGAAGAGATGTGGTTCATCATCGACGACCAGATGGCCGACGACAGGCGCATCCGCCGCCTGCCTCTCGCCACCGTGGGACTGTGGGTCAAGCTGTGCGTCATCCACTCCAAAGGCGTCTCGATGCAGGCCAAGGACCCGGCCGCGTATCCAGGATACTTCGACAAGCTCGATCTCAAGGACGCCGGCGGCACCATGAAGCAGCTGCAGCAGCTCATCGACTCCGGGCTTATGGAAGAGCACGATGGCGGATGGCGTCCCGTCTACGCGGAAGGCATCTGCAGGGAGCCGAAGATGCTCACCGAGGAACAGCGCGAGGCGCGGCGCAAGGCCGGAAGCAAGGGAGGACGCCGCAAGGCGGCCAACCAGAAAGCCAAGCAGACGTCTGGCGACTTGCCAGAAAACAGCCAAGCAAACGGAGAGCAAAACGGTAGCGAGATGGGTAGCAAAACGTCTAGCAAGTTGCTAGGGGACAGCCAAGCAAAAACATGGCATAAAACCGATACCGATACCGATATACCCTCTCCGACCCCTCCCGCCGGCAAACCGAAGCAACCCGCCACGCCGGAATCCGGCTTCGACCATTTCGCCGAAACCTATCCCGGATCCGTCGGCGCGAAAGGCCGCAAGACCGAAGCCGAAGCCAGAGCCCTGTACGCGGCCATCGCCGGAAACCCCGTCGAACTGACCCGACTCCAGACCGCGCTCCGCCGCTACAAGCACGCCGTCAACGACGGCCAAATCCGCAGCGGCCACATCCCACGGCTCAACACATGGCTCCGCGACCAATGGGAAACCTGGGCACCCGAACCAGTCCCGTCAACACCAATCCACAAGCACACCTGGAACTGCGAACACGTCCACCAGCTCATGGATCCGCACGAGGACGAATACGACCACACCGGCAGCCTCCGCAACGGCAACCCAAGCGAATGGTGGCAGGCATGCCAGGCATGCGCAGACGAACTCAACAACCGACAAGAAACCAGCAAGGAGAAGCAATGAGCAACTACCAAAGCAACCAGATCAAGCTCATCAACACGAGCCTGATCGACCCCCACCCCGACAATCCACGCAAAAACATCGGCGACGTGAACGACCTCGCCGCCAGCATCAAAACCAACGGCCTGCTCACGCCCCTCAGCGTCGTACCCAACGGCGAGCGCTACAGGGTCATCGCCGGCCACCGCAGACTCGCCGCATGCAAACAGGCCGGAATAAGAGCCGTCCCATGCTTCGTACTCCAGCTCGGCCCATTGCAGCAGCTCGAGGCCATGGTCACCGAAAACTGCCAGCGCGAACAGCTCACCGTGTTAGAGGAGGCCGACGCCATCCAGGGCATGCTCGACCTCGGAGCCACCACCGCCAACGTCGCCCACCTGCTCGGCCGAAGCGCCGACTACGTGCGTGACCGCGCCAAGGCCGCCAGCATCAAGACCGAGGTCAGAGCATCCCGCGACGATTTCGGCCAGATCTCCATCGGCCAGCTCGTGGCCATAGCGCGATATGACGGCCAGCCGGACAGGCAGAAGAAGCTCGCGCAGGCGGCCGGCACCTCGAACTTCGACTACATCCTCCGCAACATCGAACGCGCCGACCGCGACCGGCAATGGATCGAATCGGTCGCCGCGCTCCTCGTGGAGCCCGACAACGGCATCAACCTCATCCCCGACCCCGAAAAGCCGTTCAACGACCCGGAGTGGCGCTACCTCGGCTGCATGTTCCCATCCACCGGCACTCCCGAAGAAGTCATCGAGAAGATCCGCGAACTGAACCCCGCAGCCGTATCCATCCACACGGTCTCGCAGCAGGTCTACCTCTGGACCCGCCGTGACAAGACCGCCATCGCCGAAAAGGAAGCCCGACGCGCCGCCGAACAAGCCGAACGCGACGTCCGCAGGCACGCGCTCGAGGAATACGCCGCCGCATCTGCGGACAAGCGCATGGCATGGCTCCACGGCCATCTCCACGGCGTCAAACGCGACAAGCTCGTCGAAACCACGGCCCGGCTCGGACTCCTGCAGATCATCGACCCGGACCCGCAGGGCTACACGCAGGCGCTGAGCACATGGAACGACAAATGCGGCGTCGAACAATTCACCACCATCAGCGGCATCGAACCGGAACGGGCGCTCACCGAACTCCGCTACCACCTCGACGAACCCGACTGGGCGGTCTGGGCGGTGCAAATCCTCGCCGCTCGCATCGAATGGTTCATCGACCCCGAAGACTGGACCAGCACGAGCGACATCAGCCGTCGCATCCCCGGCTACTACCAGATCCTCCAAGACCTCGGCTACACGCCCGCCGACGACGAGACCAGCCACCTCGACCAGCTCATCGCCGCCATCACCGAAGCCGACTCCGACGAAAACGAAGAAGACGAGGAGAACAACCAATGACCAGGGAACAACTCGACAAACTCAGCCGCCTCCTCACCGACACCGCCCAGACCGCCAGCACAATCGAACTGCGAGCGCTCGCCGGTGGCAAGACGGGAGACCACAAGTGAGAAAGACCATCAGCCACCTCGCCGACCGGCTCGGAGACGCCATGGCCACGCTGTTCACCCTCCTCGCGCTGCTGCTCATCCCGCACGCCGTCATCAGGGCGATCATCGGACAGGCGCTCCACCAGTGGACACCAATCACGTGGCTCGCCATCCACACCGCACTGACCATCGCGGCGCTCGCCACCAGCCTCGCCAGCTATGCGATCGCCGCACTGCTCGCACCGCCAAGACCGGAGACCTACCAATGACCGAAGACCAGCAAGACCAGCTCGTCATCAGCCTCGACACGCAATACGCCGTCGCGCACGCCATCTACAACCGATTCCACGCCAACGGCCACCGCAAACACCTCACGTGGGAAAACCTCGACGACGACGGCCGCGAACCATGGCGCCTGATAGCCAAGGACGCGATCACCGAGATGCTGGCCAGCCCGGAGATCGGAGGAACGGCATGAGCCACACCGCGATAATCCTCCTGGCGCTCGCCTTCCTGATCGGCTGGATGGGTGGCCGGGAATGAGCATCATCGTCCCATTGCACAAGTGGCGGTCGGCCGACCCGGCCATCCTGATCGGCCGCCGCTGCATCGCCCGCACCGACGACGATGTTGTCATCGACGGCCGGCTCGAACTCATCCGCCGGCCGGACGGCACCGCCACCCTCCGCTTCCAGGGCATCGGGAAAGACATCATCGACCACGATCCGAACACATGTTCCAACAGCATGAGCGCTGGCATACGAAGCATCGCCATCTACGGAAAGGAATGAAATGCACCACACAGACACCGTCAGAATCGCCACCAACCCACGCAAATGGCGCAGACCTGCGCCCTGCCCGGCATGCCGCAAGTCCCGGCCGCTCATCCTGACCCTCGGCACCATCTACAACCTCCGAACCCGCAAACCGGTCAACACCATCTACGGCTGCATCTGCCCCAACTGCCGGCACAAATGCATCCTTCACGTCGACGGCAAAAACCTCAAAAAAGCCATCCGCCTCTGGAACCACCACGCCAGCCACCATCAAAGGAACGAACAATGAGAAACACCATCTGCGCCACACTTACCGCCATCACCCTCACCCTCTGCACCGCGCTCGCAGGCTGCGGGAGCGCGTCGGAGCCTTCGACGCCAGCGCATGAGGTCAGGTCAATCGACTCGCAATGCTCCGACATGGACGACGAATTCAGCGAATGCGTCATCACCCTGACCGACACGAGGAAAGTGGACTGCGTCGTCTACTCGAGCTACAAGCAGGGCGGCCTGTCATGCGACTGGAGCCATGTGAGCGTAGTGGGCAAGGAGCCGGCAAGATGAGCTACAACGTCGTCACCACGGAAGGCGTCAGAACGTTCGAGAACATCGACGATGCCGGCGACTACGCGCAGGCCATGTCCTTGAGGACTGGCGAGCCGGCCAAGGTGTTCCATGCTGAGACCGGACTCGTCGCATTCACCGTCCGCCCAACCACGAAGGACACGGAATGAGAATCAATTTCAACAGCAAGGATGGCGTTTTCGCCATCAAAGCCGAAAACGAAGAGGAAAAAACCCAGCTCAAAACGTCGGCGGCCGCCATCTGCAATCTCATCATCGATTTTTTCGACGGTGAAGTCCAAGAAATGAAGGCGGCGAAGGAATGAAACGCATCACACTCAAGGACACAAAATGAGCAATCGAAGTTATTTGGTGCCAAGGCCGCCAGCGTTCGACCATGAGCATCCCGGACCGAAGGAGGAAGGCGAGGTGCTGTACTGCGGAAATTGCCAAAAATGGTACGTATCATGGTTTCCCCTCACCGAAGTCAAAACCATATGGGGCCGCCGCCCCGAATGGTGGATACGCATCTTCCACCGCAAACCATACGAGACGATCATCCAGCAAATACGAAGGGAAACGAAATGAAAGTGAAGAAAACCCTCATGGACATGATCATCAAATGGCATCAGGCCGGATACAGCCTCGATGAGATCGCGCCACTGATGCCACAAGTCCCCAAAGAGGAAATCAAAGCGATCATCCAACACACCCGCGAATAACAAGAAACCCGACCTTCCGGCCGGGCTCCTGGCATCACCACAAACCAGACTATCACGCCGGAGGGAATCGAACAAATGTACGAACCAACCAACGAATCCCAACCAACCACCACCAACACCACAACAAACACCAGCCAAACAACACCAGCGCTCGCCGGTGTGTGCCTCGTCTGCAGCGGAGGATGCGCTGTCGGCGACACCATGTGCGCGAGATGCGATGGGCTGATGCGCGGCTGGCTGCGGGAATATCCAGCATGGTTGGATTCGCTGCATGAGTTCCTGGACTCGACCGCGCATTACGGAGGCCGCCAGCCTGGACGCGTCAACCTTCCAGCCGCGCCGACGCCAATCCGATTGCCGGTGCTCGACCACATGCAGGAGATCGGGGACATGGCGGTCGCATTGTGGCGCAGACTGTACGCGCCATCGGCGATGCCATGGGCGAACGGCCGGATCCACCCGTCCCTGCTGGAATGTTTGAGCGTCTGCGCCGCATGTCCACGGTTGAACCGGCTTCCGGACATCGACATCATCTGGCACGACTGGGAATCCTTGGCGCGCAAGACCTTGTCCATCATCGACGTGCCGCCTTCCAAGCACGGCATCGGAAGATGCCCGAACCCATTGTGCGGTGTCGAACTGTCTGTGCCCATCGACGCGGTCGAGGTCACCTGCCCCGTATGCGGCGGCACTTACCGCGTGGTGGACGTGCGGCTCGGCTTCCTGAAGGAGTGCATCGAATCGGGCAGGGCGTTCACGGCGGGGGAGTGTGCGGAACTGCTGCGCGAATGCGGATTCCAGTGCAACGCGAACACGATTCGCTCATGGCGCAAGCGCGGCAGGCTCCAACCGGTTGGTGAAAACGTGAAGGGGCAGCCGTTGTACAGGCTTTCCGACGTGCATGGACAGGTCATGCGACGCGACTCGATTTGACAAAATCGAAAGTGCAACGCAAAATTGTCAGTGGATTAGAGGGTCTGAATCATGCCAGTGAATCACGTTCAGGCCCTCGATTCATATCCGGGATGGTTGGCGGAGCAGCCGAATGCACCCGCTCGCTAAGCGGGAGACCTTGACGGGTCCGCAGGTGCGAATCCTGCGCCATCCGCTCCATGACGCTCCGGGTAATCCCCAGCACCCGAAGCGCCATGATCCCCGGCCGCGTGTAGAATCTGTGGTAACAACCGCAAACTACACCGATGTCGTTCAAGCTGGGGAGCGAGAATATGGCGCAAAAGGTAGCGTTTCGTCTTTTTCGAGTGGATACGTTTCTGGGGCGTGGTCGTAAACCGATCGGGGCGGACCATTCTTTTGGAGGAGCGGAGCTTATTGATTTCGTCGAAGAAGTGCTGGTTGAGTTGCAAAATCAGACGATGATTGGGAAACCTGCATCGCTTCTTCATCCTAAAGATTTTGAGCGTCGTAATCCCAAAGGCGGTGACCCGTATATCACGGTTCTTCGATATAGGCGAAGAGATCGCGTCATTGAAGCCGTTGTCTCGAGCGGACATTACGGTGACAGGGATTATCTGGTTTCTTCCGATGGAAAGTCGGAATCCATCGGCGATCGCGCGACGGGGAATGAATTCGTTGTTCGTCTGGCTTTCCCTGAAGAATCATCAACTTTCTACATGGTCTCGCAGATTCGTGGTCGTTCGGAAGCCGGGACAAGATTGTTGGACAACATCGCATATGCATACCACTTAAAAATAAGTATCGTTGACGGAGAGGGTGTTATCGAAAAGGATGCATGGTACCGCTTCAGGAGCAAACCGATGATAGATGCTGAGCGGTTCTCTGCCGTCACCGACGAGACGAACGTCGAATCTCTCACGTTGAAGTCAAAAGGGGTCGCGAATGGACGACGTATAGGCGAAGACATCACAGTGACAGCCAGGCTATCCAAGAAGGGGCTGAAAGATGCCGCTATGAAAATCCTTCGACAATGGATTGACAATTTCTCCCATAACCATGACATGCACAACAAGGACGGGGGAAAGGCAGTGGCTGCGATCTTCCCCGAGGGATACATCAAAGATAATGGCGAATGGGATGACGGGCAGATCACGTTTTCCGAGAACAACAGTTCTGTAACGGTCTCGGCAGAGACGGTGGGAAGGCTGTTTACGTATACGCTCCCGGAAGGAAGCTCGTTGCAGGACCTGTGGAACGAAGCCGATCACAGATTGAAGATTCTGTCACAAGCCGAACGGATCAACATCCCCCATGTCAGTTTGGTGTAAAATGATGGTTCCGCTTAACCGGAAGGGGGCAAGCATATGCACGCAGCAGCATCCCCTTATGCGATTTATCTAGGGCAATGGAAGGCTCTAAAGGCATACACCGCAGATGATGACACCCCGGGGAAGATCTCAATAGTCGGTGCCTTTATGGTGTATGCGCTTCCATGCTGCACCGTCATAGCCACCTTCATGTTCGGTCTGAACATCGATTCTTCCGACACTTTGCTGTCTATGCTCGGAATTCTTGCCGGCGCACTCATCGCGGCATTCGGCCAACTGGCCGCGTGGAGGGAATCGATCTGCAAGGAGAACCCCAAGGACGATGACGCACACCGACCGGAACGATGGCTGCTCGACTCATCCGCGTCGCACATCCTCGCCGGCGCCTATAGCGCGATATTTGCCGTCATACTGACCATTGTCGGAATGATCGTAACGCTGCCTGATACGCCAGCGATACCTGAATGGTCGCACCATGTATGCACCGCGCTTATCCTGCTATTCAGCAGCCATGTGGCCACGAGCGTATTGGTTTCGCTACCGGCCCTGTACTCGGCATATGTACAGGTGAACGAAGTGCCACCCGCCTTAAACGGGAACGACTCTACACGCTGAAAGCCTAACTTAAGCCCCGTCATTGTGCGGGGCTTTCGCATACCAGAGGGAGGTGCATGATGCCGCCCACCATCACGCTGAGAATCACGGACAACGCGGACAGGCAGCTCGCCACGATGAGCGTGCCCGTCCCGCTGTCAGGTGAGCCGGGCGAGTGCGCCATGTTCGATGCCGAGAAGTTCGAACGGCTTCTCGACCGGGCGGCGAGCGCGTTCCGCAAGGTGTTCGACGATGGCGTCAAGGAGTAACCCGCGCCGGAGCAACGGGCATCGCAGGGACATGCTGCGCAGGCGCGTGCTCGCCGCCTACGACACGTGCGCCATCTGCGGACGGCCCGTCGACAAGACGTTGAAGTCGCCGCATCCCATGAGCGCCGAAGTAGACGAACTCATACCAGTCTCACGCGGCGGTGATCCATACAGCTTCGCGAACTGCAGGCTCACGCACCGCATCTGCAACAGGTTCAAGAGCGACAAGACAGACGAACATGCACGAGCGCTGCTGGCCGGCAAGCAGACCATCAAACCAAGTTCGATGCCGTTCAGAACGTTCGGCATCTGACCCGATACCAGGGCGGGGACCCCGGGTGTGCCACCCTGCGGCAACCTCGGGTGCAGTGCCGATATTTCTCTTGAAATTTAAGCGTAACGAATTGTGTTACGCATACGTTGAATGAAAGGCGGAATATGGCCTTTTTCAAAGCGTCAGCATCTGACATAGAACGATTTAATAAATACTTCAGAAGCACTGACCCTAGTAAATGTTGGGAATGGAACGGTGCTCATCACCCAAAGGGATATGGCACATTCCGTCTGGCAAAGACGTCCGTTCCGGCACATCGCTTCGCATATGCATTGACTCATAACATGTTTATCCCAGATGGGATGGTGATTGATCATATCTGTCACAACCGTTCATGCGTTAATCCAGACCATTTGAGAACAGTAACGGTTCAGGAGAATTCCGAATATCGTGTTTCCTGTAATAAGAACAGCAAATCCGGAATCCGTGGTGTCTACTGGCGTAACGATCGAAAAGCATGGCAAGTTGAGGTTATCAAGAATAGGAAGGCATACAAGAGAGGTCCATTCAAGACGCTTGCACGGGCGGAAGCTGCTGCAACAAGATTGCGCGAAGAACTCGGGTTCCTCACTGGTTTTGGAATGAAGGAAACGCAATGATTTGCGAAGTATGCGGTAAGCAATTTAGGCCAAGTGGCAAGGGCAGCCAACAGAAATATTGCTCCGCGAAATGCAGGCAGAAAGACTATCGGCGTCGGAAAAAGAACCGGCCCGCACAGGACCGGAACGGTAAGCCGCCCGTCAAAGCCGTGGAAACGAAACAGAAGCCGGAAAGGGATCTCGACCAGCGGAGCTTCGAGAGGATGATGGACGGCAGCATGCTGGACATGCTGCGCGCCAACCGTGACCGACTGCAGAAGGCCATGGATGACACGTCCACACCGGCAAACGCACTGCCTGCGATCAGCCGCCAGCTCATCGACGTATGCGAACGCATCGAATCACTCCAAGGCGGAGGTCTGACCGACCTGTTGGACGATGAGGAAGACGAGGTGACGGACGATGTCGGAGCGTCGATTGTCTGAAATCGCCAAGGTCCTCCGCCAGCCGGAAGGCATCGTCGGCAGCGAGTTCACGCGAATCAACAAAGCCGCGCGCAAGGCCGGCATCCGTTTCGACTTGTGGCAGCAGGGCTTCTTGTGGCTTCTGTTCGCCAAGAACGCGGAAGGCAAGTATGCGTGTGGCGCGGACGGCGCCGTGCTGTCCAGCTGCAGGCAGATCGGCAAAACCTTCACCGTCGGCACCGCGTTGTTCCTCAAGGCGATACTCACACCGAACCTGAAAGCCATCTGGACCGCCCACCATACGCGCACCAGCGACGAGACATTCGCGGACATGTGCGAGATGGAGCATGATCCAGTGCTCGGCCGGTACGTGGAACGCATCCGCAGAGCAAACGGCCAACAGGAGATCACGTTCACGTCCGGCAGCCGCATCATGTTCGGCGCCCGCGAAAACGGCTTCGGCCGAGGATTGCACAGCGTGGACGTGGCTGTGTTCGATGAAGCGCAGATTCTCACAGTGCGCGCGATGGACAACATGATTCCGGTTTTGAACACGAGTCCTAACCCCCTGGTCGTGTATATGGGCAATCCACCCAAGCCGGGAGACCAGTGCGAGGCGTTCACGGAGAAACGCATGCACGCGTTGAACCATGACGGAAACCTCCTCTACGTGGAGCTTGCCGCCGACAAGGACGCGGATTCGGACGACCGCGAACAGTGGGCTAAAGCGAATCCCAGCTATCCGAAACGTACAAGCGAACAGGCAATCATGCGCATGCGCAACAACCTGTCGGACGATTCATTCCGTCGTGAGGCGCTTGGCATATGGGATGAGACCGCCACCGCATACGCCATCAGCCCGGACCTGTGGCAGGCCGCGGCCATCGACGACGTGCCCGAGGGCGGCACGGTGAGCTTCGGCATCGACATGCCTCCGGACAGGAGCGTGCTGACCATCGGAGCCGCGCTACGGTACGCGGACGGTTCGGCAATCATCCAGATGGCGAACATCAAGGATGCGAGGCAGGCGGGAACCATGTGGGCCGTGGACTGGCTCGCCGAACATTGGCCGAAGACCGCCAGCGTGGTCATCGACGCGCAGTCGCCCGCCATGAGCCTGCTGCCGGAACTGAAGAAAGCGCATGTGAAGGTCACGGTCACGAACATGCAGGAGATGGGCCGCGCATGCGGACGGTTCCTCGACATGCTCAAAGCCGGAACGCTCAAGCACCCGCGGGACGAATACCAGCCGCAGCTGGCCGCGGCCGTCAAGGGCGCCACCACGCGGCCTCTTGGACAGTCCGGCGCGATCGCCTGGAACAAACTCGGCAGTGATGTCGACATCACGCCGCTCGTGTCCACCACTCTCGCCCTGTATGGGGCGTTCACGACGAAACGACATCCGGGAAGACGACAGGAGGTGATGTTCTGATGGTGTTCTACATGGCCGACGGCACAACGGTAAGTGTCGCTCCGAAATTCACCGGCAGCAGCTACCTCGACACCGCAAGCGGAAACGTCGGCACCATCCTCGGCGTCGACGACGAGGACATGCCCATCATCCACGAACTGTTGCGCGTATGGCGAGAGAAATACCCACGCAACCTGATCCGCGGAGCCTACTACGACTGCAAGGAACGATTCAAAGACTTCGGAATCTCCATCCCCGACCAGATCAAAAACAAGGTCGAGGCGATGATCGGATGGCCCGAACTGGCCGTCCGCTCATTGAGCGACCTGAGCGACCTGGAAGGGTTCAGCGTATCCGGCGACGACACGATGGGCGTCAACGACCTGTTCGAGGACAACCAATTGGACGTGGCCACGTCAGAACTGATCGTATCCGCTTACAAGCACTCATGCAGCTTCCTGACCATCGCCGCAGACCCGGAGAATCCGGACCGGATCAGCATGATCCCACGCTCCGCCGACTGGTCCGCTGGAATCTGGGACCGACGCAACCACCGTCTGGCCGCGGCATTGACCATCACCGAGGACGACAAGGACGGACGAATCTGCGCGTTCAACGTGTGGCTCCCCGGCAAGGTCTACGAATGCTCCGGCCACCTGACCCCATGGCGGGCGGAGAAAATCGAAACGAACTTCGACCAGCCGACTGCCGTCGCGCTCGCCTACGACAGGCAGATGGACCGGCCGTTCGGCCACAGCCGCATCAGCCGTTCGCTCATGAGCCTCGTCGACGCCGGATTCCGCACCGTGGTCCGCATGGAGGCGTCGGCCGAATTCTATTCCGTTCCGAAACTCTGGTTCATCGGAGCGAACAGGGACGCGTTCAGCAGCAACACATGGACGAGTCTCATCCAGGCGATCAACGCGATCACCGCGGACGAGAACGGAGAGCTTCCCCAACTGCATCAGGTGCAGCAGGCGTCCATGACGCCCCATTCGGACATGCTCAAGACCTTGGCCATGCTCGTCGCCTCGCAGACCCGAGTGCCGGTCGACTATCTGGGCATCACGTTGGACAATCCGACCAGCGCCGAGGCCATGGCATCCGCCGAACGACGGTTGACGCGCATCGCCGACAAGCAGAACGTGGCCTTCGGACGGGAACTCAAACGGGCCATGGGCATCGCCGTGGCGTTGCGCGAAGGCGCGAACACGATACCCGACTCCATGCGCGACGTGCATCCGGTATGGGCGCCCACAAGGGAAATCTCCGACGCGGCGCGCGCCGACGCGTTCACGAAGATCGCCGACAAGATCACCGGCTACGCCGACTCCGATGTCGGACTCGAACGTCTCGGCCTGACCCGCGAGGAAATCACCCGCCTACGCGCCGACCAGCAACGGCAGAAATCGGAACAACGCATCGACCAGCTCATGGACAGAAGCGCGGCGTCCTCGGAGGTGACGGATGGATCTGAACAATCTGGATCTGCCGGAACCGGCGAAAGCGCAGCTTCGTCAGAAACTGGAGAAACTGCATAGGGATTACGAGACTGATCTTGAGAATCTGACAGACGACGCCACCGACGCGATGGAATCCGCGAAACCGTTGGAACGACAAGACATAGTGCTCAGGTACACCCGCGATGCGTCCGAACGATCACGCAGGTACTACACTGACACCAGGAACCTGTGGCAGAAATACGCCGGCATCAAAATGCCGCCCTACGTCTCATCTACTTGCGACGAATATGAAGTGCTATACCGTCAGGTAGGCGGTTTCACTGGAACCGATTGGAATGGGCATAACTACACTAATTTGAAGCATGGCAACGCCAACGGGCTGACTGTTGAAGACCTTTGGCCCGACCTGAAGACGGTGGACGACTGGCAGCAGTTCATTGCCGACATGATGAGCAGGTCTGTACGATTGACCACGCAGAACAACCGCGACGCCGACGAGACGCATCCTGGATGGGCACGCGTCCCACGAGGCTCCAATCCTTGTGCATTTTGCGTGATGCTCGCCAGCCGAGGATTCGCATACACCAGTGAGGAAAGCGCGGACTTCGGCGGCTCTTTCCATAACGGCAAATGCCGTTGCATTCCCGTGTGCAGCTGGGGCAAGGACAAGATCTTCGGCTATGACCAAGCGAAGTATAAAGCCATGTACGATCAGGCCGTGCAAGCCATCAACGGCAACGCATTGGGAAAGAATTGGAAGTCCTCCGCCGAGGAAGCCGGAATCAAGTTGGATTCGGCCGACGCGAATGCCGTCACATTCGTTATGCGTCATAAGTTCCCTAAGCAATTGAGCGACGGGATCATGCCGAAGAAACGTGCGTCTTTCAAAGTCGAACATGATTTCACCGGCATGCGCGACGAGAAATCATTAAGCAAGAAAGGATGGGATGGAAGGCAGAAGGCGCTTGGCGTCCCAGTAGACGCAGACGTCCTTGAGATGCATGAAATCGTGTTCCTGGAACATTTCAAGTCACTCGGACAGCATTACGAATGGATTCCACGCGATACTTTGGGGCACAAATCGACGAATGACTTGAAATGGATTGAGCAAGACCTTGAGTGCGAGGTTAAGTCATCTCGGCAAAAACGCCCAGACTACGGATCCATTTCGAAGAACATCTCAAAAGCGGTATCCAAAGCCGAGCAGCATGGTGTCGTGAAGGATGCATTCATTGTGGATCTCACTGGATACTCGGCTCCGGAGAAACTGGTGACGCAACTTTCCCGCTATAACGCGCTGCATAAGAAAAACAAGATCAGACGTTTGTTCCTATTGGACAACAACGGGATGAGAGAAATCGAGCTGCAATAAAAACCCGGAGGCACTCCCGCACGAATAGGCTATTATTTCAAGTCTGCACGGGACCTCCGGTACTTCTATTTTACCAAAAACCATTGATTTCGGTGGATTGCCAGAGCAGACGAATGGACCCGACTGTAACTCGGGCGCTTCACAGCCGCGCAGGTGCGAATCCTGCATCCACCACTCGGCCAGCCATTCAGGTTGGCGGCGACCATGCGCCGTATCGCGTGGGAGGACCATACAGCGCACCGTGGCGCGGTCGAACTCGAATCCACGGGAAACAGCAAAGGAGAGCAGCATGTCCATCAGATTCCGATTCCCGGCACACATCCGTCTCATCGACGGCGGTGGCGACGAGGGCGGTTCCAATGACGGTGGCGATGGCGGTGAGCCGAGGTCGTTCACCCAGGAACAGGTCGACCAGATCGTCGAGAAGCGACTGGCCAAGGAGCGCGGCAAGTACAAGGACTACGACGAGCTCAAGTCCAAGGCCATGAAACTCGACGAGATGGAGAACGCCGGAAAGAGCGAAATCGACAAACTCAAGGAATCGAACGCGGCGCTGCGCAAGCAGATCGACGACGCCGCGGCCGAGAAGCAGCACGCGGAATGGGTGTCCGAAGTCGCCAAAGACAAGGACGTTCCGGCCGAACTGCTGCGCGGCGGAACCAAGGAGGAACTCGAGGCGCATGCGGACCTCCTGCACGCGGCGCTGCATCCGGCATCCAAGCCGCCTCAGGTGAGGAACCAGACGGGCTCTCCATCGCACCAGAACAACAACAAGGACGCCGAAGAGCTCTCGTACATCCACCAGCTCCTAGGCGAATAACCCAACCATCCGAAAGGACAAGCCATCATGGCGATGAAAACAGACCAGATCAAGCTCCCCGTGAGCGTGGCCACCGAAATCGTGAACAAGGCCAAGGACACCAGCACCATCGCGTCCCTGAGCCCCAGCACGCCACAGATCTTCTCCGACGCCGACTACCTCGTGTTCAACGGCAAGAGCGAAGCCGAGGTAGTGGCCGAAGGCGCGGTCAAGAGCAGCTACGAGCAGACCGTGGACTCCGTCGTGGCGAAGCGCTTCAAGGTGCAGACCACCACCCGCGTCACCAGCGAACTCCAGTGGGCCGACGAGGACAACCAGCTGCAGATCATCCGCAGCATCCAGGCCGATCAGGCAGCCGCACTGGGCCGCGCCCTCGACTACGTGATCTACCATGCGATCAACCCCAAGACCGGTGAAGCGCTCTCCGGATTCGACCCATTGAGCACGTCCGCCGTGCAGGTGATCGCCACCGAGGATGAGATCGGCAACGTGGACGCTTTGGCCGACGCGCTGAACGACTCCTACGACATCAACGGTGTCGCCCTGTCCAAGACCTGGGCGTCCCGCCTGCGCAAGCTGCGCGTCCCCTCCACCGGCATGCGCTTCTACCCGGAGATCCCGCTGAACCTGCAGGCCGGCAGCCTGGACGGCATCACCGCCGCGACCTCCGGAACCGTCAACGGCCGACTGGCCAAGACCCCGACGAAGGTGCTCGCGTTCATGGGAGATTTCAGCCTCATCAAATGGGGCATGGTCCGCGATCTGACCAGCGAGATCATCGCCTACGGCGATCCGGACCAGACCGGCGTGGACCTGAAGGCCCATAACCAGATCGCATACCGCACCGAGGCGATGTACGCGTTCGCGATCATCGATCCGAAGGCGTTCGCCGTACTCAAGACCAAGTGAGGTGAACGATGAGTTTCCCCATCCAGACGCTTGTGATCAACCCTGCAGGCGAGGAAAAGCACACTGTCGGCCCGTTGGACGCGCAGGTGCGGCTTGTCAACACTGACGGCACCGCCTTCTCCGCCGGTTCCGGTGCCTACGAACTGCCGGAGGCCGGCAAGGACACCCTCGGCGGCATCAAGCAGTTCGCGCCCGAACAGACGATTGGCAACGTTGACGGCAACATCGTCAAGGCCGCCGCAGCCGCTCCGACCAAGGATGAATTCGACAAGCTCGTCACGGCTTTCAATACTTTGGCGAAACAGTTCGACGACACTATCACCGGCCTCGCGGCCTCCGGGGTGATCAAGCTGCCGGACAAGAAGTGACCATGACGGACGAACCGGACATGTTCGCCACCTCCGACGATCTCGAACGGAGGTGGCACAAGCTCACCGACGAGGAACGTCAGAAAGCCGACACGCATCTCGCGGACGTGACCGACTACATCAAGGAACGCTCGCCCATCTGGCGGCGGCTCCTCGAAGAACGGCCACGCCTGCTGACGAAGATCACCTGCGACATCGTCCGCAGAATCATGCAGGCCGACCCGTACGACATTCCCGGCGGCATCACGCAGATGAACCAGACCACCGGCAGCTTCAGCGAACAATACAGTTTCGGAGCGCCCACCGGCGATCTCTGGCTGCGCGACGACGAGAAACGCATCCTTGGCATCAACGCTCAGCGCGCGTTCAGCGTCGACATGGCAACGGGGGAGACGTCCTAGTGGAAACCATCGAAGTGTGGCGCGGCCAGTCCACCACCGACACGGACGGCAACCCCATCCAGGGCAAACCCGCCCGCGTCGGCACGTTCCAGGCGATGGTCGCGCCAACCTCCACCACCGACCAGACCGAGGAGAACGCCAGCCCGCAGACCACCGAATACACGATCCACATCCGCGGAAACCAACCGACCGGCATCCAGGCCACCGACCTGATCAAAGTCAGGGGCCGGCTGCTGCCCGTCAAGGGCAAGCCGCAGGTGTGGGACAACCTCCACGGACGCCACATCGGCGACGTCATCACCGTGGGCGAACGGGAAGGATAAGCATGGCCAAACGATGCAGATTCGTATTCAACCGCAAGGCGTTCAGCCAACAGGTCCTCAAAAACGAGACATTGCGCTCGCGCATGAGGGACGCGGCCGAAGCCGCCGTAGAGGATGACCGTTGCATGGTCCGCGACCATGACGGCAAGAACCGCAGCGGCGTGGCGATCATCTGCCCGGCACCGGTGGAGAAGGCGCACGGCACGCTAGAGGACACGCTCGGAAGGATGCGCGTATGAGCATCCCGGTCACTCCCCGGCGCACGGAACCCCTGCTCCTGCCCAAACTGAGGACACTGTTCCCGGACGTGACGTTCGACACTATCGAACGCAACGACCTCGAACCGCCCTTCACGGAAGCGACGCTGGCCGACTCCATGCAGGGCATGAGCACGCCCATCTCGCAGTACGTGCGGCTGCGGTTGAGCGTGCGATGCATGAGAGAGGACCATACGGGCGATTGGGACAAGGCCGCACGCGTGTGGGCGGCCATCGCGAGGGAGATCATCAGACTCGGCCAGACGGCGCCGCTCATCGACGCCTCACTGGAATCCGGGCCGGTACGCATGACTGACGAGGACAAGAGGCTGGTGTGCGCGTACGGCGTGATCCTGCTTGAGGTCTCCGTCATCTGAAACACAACAAAAGACAACGTGCCGCCACACGCGAAGAACGAAAGGCAGACGAATGTCTGACAATGGTAAGAACACGGCCGTCGAACAGGCGGCATCCGAAACCAGCGCGCAGGGCGCGACCGACTACGGGTACGTGTCCAGCGGCAACACCGCAGGCAACGTGCGCCTGATCAAGAACTACGCGCTGTTCCTGTTTCCAAAGGGCGACAGCACGTTCGTGGCTCCGACCGGAGTGGCCTGGACCCCGCCGATAAGCAAGAAGCCGATCGGCTACTCCACGGAGGACGGCGCCGTACTGCATCCGGAACCGGGCGACAGCACCGACTACAAGGCCCACAACGGCGACATCGTGCTGTCCGACACGGATCCGGGCTACTGGACCCTGCAGCTCGCCGCCATGGAGGGCCGCAAGGATGTGGTGTCGGCCTACTTCGACGTGGACGTCGAAACGGACGGCGGCATCAGCATCAAGGGCGCCGGATTGAAGAAGGAGTGGATCCTCGTGCTGGTCGCGCTCGACCAGCAGGACCGTCCGTTCCTCCTGTACGGCACCAACGCGAAGGTGAGCGACCGTGACGACGTGAGCCTGAAATCCAGCGAGATCATGAACTTCAGCATGACGTTCAAGATGCTCAAGGGCGCCAACGGCGAGCAGTTCCACGCATGGGGCCTCGTCACCGAAGACGCCAAGTGAACCATTGATTCTTCCCGTGCGGCCGATGGCGGTCGACCGCACGGGACCACCACATCAAACCGCCAACCATTAGAACGGAGCCAACATGAGCGACAAAGAATACCATGTCGTGGACGTGGACCTGACCGAAGCGGAAGAGCTCAAACCCGACGTGCACCTCGAGGTCGCCGGCGTCAAACTCGACCTGCCGAACCTCAACAACGCGGAACTGCCCATCGAACTCGTCCAGGCCATCCTCCTGGTCAAAAGCAAGCCAATGCTCTCCGACGAGGAAACCACGGCCTGCGTGAGCACGTTCCTCGCCTACTTCCAGACGATGCAGCCGAACTTCTGGAACGTGCTGCGCAAGACCAAACGTCCGATGGCCTACCTCACCGCGACCATCAAGGCGTGGGCCGAGGAATCCGGACTGGACCCAAAAGCGTTTACCTCGCCCACCTCTGGAACAACAATCGCGCGGCACTAGCCTACGACTGGATCCGAGCGTACGGGCAGATCTACAGGCCCGTACGCTTCCGGGAATGGGTTGAAGGCCAACGTCCACGAGTCGATTGGGGACTTGCCTGGGCGTTGACCCGCGAAATCCTCAAAGACCACACGAGCCACTCGTGGATGGCGTTGCAGAACGCCGTCTACGCACCCGACGGAGCCGAACAGGCGGTCTGGACGCTGTCCGGACAACGCAAACGCCCATGGTTCGACCACGAGCACGACCCGCTCCGCCCGCCAACCCCAGCACACAACCTCACCCGCCGTCAACGCGAGGACAGGGAACGGCTCAAAGCCTACTTCCACATCAACGACGACCTCTGACTCCGACCGCCATCGGAATCCCAACCTACGAATAAGGAAACACGATGGCAGCACAGGACATAGGCGTCGCATACGTCCACGTCGAACCATCCGGCAAAGGATTCGGCAAAAGCATCGAAGGCGACATCGGCGACGCCGTCAACAAAGCCTCCAAGAAAAGCTCCAACACCCTCATTTCGAAAATCGGCGGAGCATTCGGCAAAATCGGCAAGGTCGGCACCGGCGCGATCGCCACCCTCGCCGGCGGCATCACCGCATTGGCCGCCAAAGGCGGCTTCACCCGCGCCCTCAACATCGAGAACGCGCAAGCCAAACTCAAAGGCCTCGGCCACGACAGCGCGAGCGTCACCGAAATCATGAACGACGCGCTCGCGTCCGTCAAGGGCACCGCGTTCGGATTGGGTGACGCCGCGACCGTCGCGGCAAGCCTGTCCGCCTCCGGCATCAAGGAAGGCGGGGACCTGACCAAGGTCCTCAAGACCGTGGCCGACACCGCGCAGATCAGCGGCAGAAGCCTCACCGACATCGGCATGATCTTCGGTTCCGTCGCCGCCCGAGGCAAACTCCAGGGCGACGACATGCTCCAGCTCATGTCGAGCGGCATCCCCGTCCTCCAAATGCTCGGCAAGCATCTGAACAAGACCAGCGCCGAAGTGTCCGACATGGTCTCGGACGGCAAAATCGACTTCCAAACCTTCGCCGACGCCATGCAGGAAGGCCTAGGCGGAGCCGCACTATCCGCAGGCACCACATTCACCGGCGCCCTGGCCAACGTGAAAGCCGCGTTGAGCCGACTCGGAGAAACAGCCGCCACACCAGTCCTCAACGGCCTGCGCGGCCTGTTCAACCAAGCCATCCCACTCATCGACACATTCACCGCAGCCGTCACACCAACCCTGCAAAAAGTCGGAGCGGCACTCCAACAAGGCCTCGAGAACGCGATACCCGCCACACAGGCGAAACTCAAAAACCTTGGCGACACGATCTCCAACATTCCCGGCTTCCAGATGCTCGCCTCGGCGACGGCCAGCCTCAAAAGCCAACTCACCGGCCTCTGGAACGCAATCACATCACTCATAGGCGGACTCAACAATGGCGGCGAAGCCGCCACAATGTTCTCCACAACCGCCGGCGCGCTCGCGGGAGTGGTCGCTTCGGTCGCGCAGGCGTTGTCGAACGCGGCGGGATGGGCGAAGACGTTCGTCAACAAGTTCATCGAGACGGGCGCGTTGCAGCCGTTCCTTGAAAGCCTGACCGGCGTCATCTCCGGATTGGGCTCGCTGGTTTCCGGATTGGCGGCCGCGGTCTCGCAGGCCTTCGGCTTCAACGACAGCGCGCGCACCGCCGGTTCCGCGGCGCAGAGCTTCGCCGGACTGTTGAACACTTTGACCGGCGTGCTCATGACGGTGGGAGGCTGGCTGCAGTCGGTCGGACAGTGGGCGCAGCAGAACGGCGCACTGGTGTCCGGCGCGTTGAAAGCCATCACCATCGCATTGCTCGCGGTCAAAGGCTGGGATATCGTCTCGGCCGGGCTGAAGACAATTTCCGGTGGACTGAAGGCCATTTCCGCGACTGCCTCCGGTGTGGAGAAGACCGCTACGGCCGCGTTCGATTTGATTGGCAAGATCTCCGCCGCGGGAAGTGTGACGGGCGGTCTGAAGCAACTCGCTGGCTCGTTCAACATCGTCAAGACCGCTCAATCGGCGTGGAGTGCGGTGACCAAGGCCGCTACTGCCGTGCAATTGGCGTTCAGCGCTGCTTTGGACGCGAATCCTATCGGAATGCTCGTCGTAGCCATCGGTGCGGTCGTGGCCGCATTGGCATGGTTCTTCACCCAGACCAATACCGGACGTCAAATGTGGGCGTCGTTCACGTCGTTCCTTTCATCCGCATGGCAGACGGCCGTGAGCACGGTCGTCTCCATCGGCCAGACCATCGTCACGTTCTTCACCTCGACGCTCCCGTCGGCCATCCAAGGTGTCGGACAATGGTTCCAACAACTGCCCGGCAACATCGCCGGCTGGCTCGCCGGAACAGCGTCAGCCGTCGCCTCATGGGCCGTGAGCCTTGGCCAGTCCGCATTGCAGGCCGGCCAACAGTTCCTCACGAACCTCGCCAACGCGATCATGAACCTGCCAGAGACGATCGCCTACTGGCTCGGCTACACCGTCACGTCAATCGCGCTGTACGCGGTCGCGTTCGGCGCGCAGGCTCTCCAGATGGGCATGCAATTCGTGCAGAACGTCGGCACGTTCCTTACCCAACTCCCAGGGAACGTGGCCGCATGGCTCGCCTCGACAGCCGCGAGCATCGGCGCATGGGTGTCGTCCACGGCCATGCAGGCTCTACAGATGGGTACGCAGTTCCTGCAGAACGTCGGCACGTTCCTCACCCAGCTGCCCGGCAATGTGGCCAGCTGGCTCGCGGGAGCCGTAGCCTCAGCCTCGGCGTGGGTTTCCAACATGGCATCGCAGGCCATCCAGGCGGGCAGCCGGTTCCTCACGAGCGTGGGCACGTTCCTCGCCCAATTGCCGGGAAGAATCGGCTCCTGGCTGTCCGCGACGATCTCCAGCGTCGCCAACTGGGCGTCCCAGATGGGGACCAAGGCGTCGCAGGCCGGCAAGCAGTTCGTGCAGAACATCGTCAGCACCCTTTCCTCCCTGCCGGGCCGCATGCTCAGCATCGGAGCGAACATCGTCAGCGGCATCGTCAGCGGCATCCAGAGCAAGATCGGCAGCATCGCGTCGAGCCTGCTCTCCGGCGTCAACGACGCCATCTCCGCTGTCAAAAGCAAACTCGGCATCCACTCGCCGTCACGCCTCATGCGTGACGAGGTCGGCGTGATGATCGGCCGAGGCATGGCATTGGGCATCGATGATTCAGCCGCCGTGGTCAACCGGTCCATGGACTCGCTCGTCTCCACGATGAGCCTCGACGGTACGGACTGGGCGAAGACCGGACGATTGAACGTCACCACGGCCACGCCATCGGATTCCGACAGACTCTTGGAAACCGTCATCGGCAGGATGGACACGCTGATCGAAGCCGTCGAAGCGGCGACGGCCGACGACCGGCCGTTCACCCAACGTGACTTCGCAAGACTCGTAAGGAGCGTGGCATGAGAACCCTGAGCTACGTGAGCGGCGCAACAGGCGAGTCGATCGGTTTCGAAGGGCCGCTCTACGGCGAGACACTCACCGGACTGCGCGCCCGCATCTGGGACTACAGCCTCGCCTCGCGCGGCATGACGGGCATCACCCGCAAGGCACGCGAGGCGACAGTCACCGTGAAGATCCACGATTCTCCGGAGACGCTCAACCTATTGCGCCGCCTCTCGGACGCCGACATGGCATCCGGGAACCCGGGCACGCTCATCGCCGACGGCGAATGGGAAGCCAAAGCGTGGATCACGAAAAGCGAACCGCAATCCATCACGCCCACGATGGTCGAGACACAGTTGACCATCGTGCTGGCCGATGGCGTGTGGCGCCGTCCGACCATGACGCATTTCACGCCACGATACGATTCCGGAACCGCCGACCTTGACTATCCATATGATTATCCGCATGATTTCGCCGGCATGGCATTGGGCGCGGAGATCGTCAACGACACATCCATCCCGCAGCCGGTCAAACTCACGATATTCGGACCGTGCACAAACCCGTACGTCATCATCGGAACCAACCGATACGAGGTCGACGTGACCGTACCATCCGGCTCACGTCTGGAAATCGACGGCACCGGCGATGTCAGGACCGTCACCATGGTCAGCGGCACCGGGCTCGCCACCAACTGCTTCGCGCAGGCCGTGCGAGGGTCGGGCAAGGATTCCGGCCGGTACGTGTTCCAACCGCTCGCGCCCGGAACACAGTCGGTCAGCTGGCCGGGAGGATTCCAATTCGACTTGACGGTCTGCGAGGAAAGGAGCGAACCGCCATGGACCTGATCGTCACCGACGCCACAGGCAAACCCGTGGCGAGCCACGCCTCATACACGCTCGACCTCGCGTTCGGCAGCGGGGAGAACGACTTCGACCTGCAGGTCGAAGACGCCGCGCTCAAGGCGGGAAGCCGCATCATGATCGACGGCACCGAGTACGGCGGCATCATCGACGACACGGATGTCGACGTGGACGGCGGCCTGTCCACCGTCACATGGCATGGCCGCGACTGGCATGGAGTGCTCGCCTCGAAGATCATCGAACCGGACAGGAACAACGATTACCTCACCCTGTCCGGCACGATTCCCGTCATCATGCGCACGCTCGTCAGCCGTGCGGGACTGCAAGGCCTGTTCACCGTCACCGAAGAAAGCGCCGACCACAAGACCACCTGCCAGTTCGACCGGTACGTGGACCTGTACAGCGGTCTGGTCAAGATGCTCAGGGCAAGCGGACTCAAACTCCGGTTGCGTAATGACGGCGACAAGGTGGCCATGAGCGCCATGCCCGTCCGCACGATCGGCGACAGCATCGACTCGGACCTCATCGACTTCACCGCCAAACAGGCGGCGCACCCTATCAACCATCTCATCTGCCTGGGCAAGGGCGAACTCAAGGACCGTACCGTCATCCACTGGTACGCCGACGCGAACGGCACGTTCAGCCACACGCAGACCCTCAAAGGGCTTGACGAACGCACCGCCACATACGAGTTGTCCAACGCCGAAGCCGACGAGCTCGAGGACAAGGGCAGGCAGAAATTCCAGGAACTTCGGAATGCCAGCACCATCGACGTGGACATTCCCGACGGCATCGACGCGGACGTTGGCGACCTGGTCACGGGTCGTGACAACAACACGGGCCTCGTCGTCACTGCCGAGATCTCCAAGAAGATCGTCAAGGTTTCGGGAGGCGTGCTCACCGTCACCTACGAATCCGGAGGTGCCAGCGCCGGCGGCAACAGCGGAGAATCCTCCATCGGGGATGGTGGCCACGCCTACTACGCTGGAGCCGGCCTCAAACTCGACGCCTGGACGTTCAGCGCCGACGTGACCAGAAACGACATCGACTCGCTCAACAACGCATTGTCGGGTAAACGGCCGAAAGGCGACTACATCACCGGCCTGAAAATCGGTTCGGTGGACACGCTCGCCCCCGGCGCACAGGCAAGCGCGTCGCTCACGGGCGCCGGCAGCGACAAAACCTTGAATTTGGGGCTTCCGAAAGGCGATCAGGGTCCGCAAGGGGAGAAGGGCGACAAGGGTGACACAGGACCACAGGGGGCCACCGGAGCGACCGGACCCACCGGTCCTCGGGGAGAGAAAGGAGCGACCGGGGAGCGAGGGCCGCAAGGCGTCGCCGGTCCCGAAGGTCCGCAGGGACTGCAGGGGATACGCGGCGAGAAAGGCGATAAGGGTGATGCCGGCGCGATCGGCGTGGCGGGACCGCAAGGCCCGACGGGTTCCACAGGTCCGCAGGGTCCCACGGGTCCACAGGGGGCGACCGGCCCCCAGGGCAGACAAGGCATCCAAGGTTCCCAAGGCATCCAGGGCCCGCAAGGGGAGAAGGGTGACAAGGGCGACAGCGGCGTATCCGCTCCCTCGAACGGCTTCTTCACGCTCAGCATGGAAGGCGACGGCGACCTGTACGTGAACTATCCGGACAACACGAACCCACCCTCGTTTGTTTGGGACTCCGAGAGCGGGAACCTGTACGTGGACATCCCGGAAAGGTGACACATGGCGCGACTATTGATCGGCAACATCAAAGGCCCCAAAGGCGACACCGGACCGCAAGGCAAGCAGGGAGTGCAAGGACCGCAGGGCCCTGCCGGCGCCACTGGCGCGACCGGGGCCACCGGAGCGAAAGGAGAGGCCGGCCAACGCGGCGAGACCGGGTTGCCTGCCTTGATCATCACACGCATACTATCCGGATACTGGACGTCCGCATGCTCGGATTTTGACTGGCAGACACTCAGTTTCAACCGTGCCCCGACCGTAGGCGAATACTTCTTCGCCATGACCAACGGCGGCAAGAACCTGATGTACGCACAGATCACAGCCACCGGGAAAAACGTGACGTTCAAACCGGTTTCCAACACAAGCCTCGTCGGACCGAAGGGCGACAAGGGCGAGACGGGCATGAGCGCAAGCCAGGCGTTCATCGCCGCCCACCCGGTCGGCTCCCTCTACTGGACCACCGCCACAACAAATCCGGGAACCACCTACGGCGGCACTTGGAAGGAATGCAACACCATCCTTCCAGGACACATCTACCAGCGCACAGCCTGAAAGAGAAAGGAACATCAATGGCACGAACCACGAACATCACCAGATACACCTGCGACCGATGCCACGCCTCCGCATACCTCGCCGACGGTGACCCACGCACCTCCAGCGACTGGCACGACATCACACACACCACCGTCGACGGAGTCGCACAGGGCGCGCTCGTCTGTACCGCATGCTGGCAGACGTTCAAAGCGCTGGCAGCCACGCAGGACGCCGCCTACGCCGCATACCTCAACAACACAACAGATAGGAAGGAATGACCATGACCATGAATCTCATCACCGGCAAGGCCGGCGCTCCGCACATCACATCCAGCGACCAAGGAGCCATGCAGGCCGGACTGGTCGGGAACGGCAACTACCTGCTGCAAGGCGGCGACGGCAAATTCCCCGCCGTGACCATGCAGTCAGCAAACAAGGCACTCGTCCCGGTCCTCAACCTTGTGATCGAAGGACGATACGCACGCGTCACCGCGGCGGAAACCGTCACCATCGAAAGCGGAGTCACAGGACGGAACCGCAACGACCTAATCTGCGTGAAATACACGCGAGACTCGAACAACATCGAAACGATCGCGCTCGCGGTGCTGAAGGGCACTGCCACCAGTGGCACGGCGGTCGACCCCGCGGTGCCGTCGGGTAGTATCCTGAACAATTCCGGCACCGTATGGATTCCGATTGCCCGCATTCCGATCAGTGGTATCGCCGCCGGAACTCCTGTCATGCTTGTCAAGCAATTGCCTCCGATGAGCCAACTGTGGGATTCCGTAACCCTCTATAATGCCGATGGTTTCGTTGTCATCAAAGCCGGAATCTTGATGTTCGTGAAGTTTAGCGGCGCGATAGGGGCCGGAAGCTGGGATGCGAAACAGTGCAAGTATGTTCTGCCGGAAGCGTATCGGCCGCCAATCGAGGTCAACAGCATGTGCTGCGTCACGAATGGCCAGACCGCGCGAATGCTTATCGTACAGGCCGACGGTATCATCCGGGTAGCCAACATGGGATCGACCGGTAGCAGCCAAGGTTGCGTCGGAACTGTCGTATACCCAATCCGCTAGCTTTCCGTAGCCCTCACTGCTACCTTTAAGTTTCAGGACACAGGATCGTTTGTTGGCGCCCTATATGGTGGATCCAACACGATTACCGTCAAGGGCAACATGCTGTATGTCGATTTGAGCTCTTTCAAATCAACCGTCGAAGTCTCGAACTATAGGGTCTGGTTATATCAGTCAGGGATACGTCCATCGGCCACAATTGGATTGGGATGTGTTGGATCAAGTCTTGCGGATCCGCACTACAACAAGCAAGCGAATTGGAATCCAGATGGCAGTATTACGTTACTTGGCGGGGTTGGCAGGGATAACATCCTGATACAGCGTTTTTCCATGCCGATTCCTAGTGGAGTGACGTTCTCCTAGACAAGTGGCACCGTGATACAGCCTTCGACCCATCCCCCGTTTGCGCCTACTGTCATCTTTCCCGAGGAACGCAAGGCTATGGTGTGCTGCGCCACCTGCACTTCGACGCCATGCAATCCGATGCTCGAATTGGATACTGCGGCGCAATGCACCTCGAAAGCCGCCTCCAAACCGGCTGGGAGTGTGAGAATCGGGGAGGTCTCCCATTCTTTCGCCGCGTTCCAGTCGCTACCGACTCGGATTGCGTGGAATGCGACGATCAACAGCTTGCCTACCAGCGCGGTACGGTAATTCACGTTCCAATTCTGGTTCGATCTGGTGAGGGTTACGGAAAGCTATTAAAAGTGGATTTCCACGATTCCGCCTGTGACAGCCACTTCGGGACCAACGAGCAGGTTGACGGTCCCGTCCGGCGCGATCGAGACTTGGACTGACCGCTGCAGATATGACGGGTGGATGAATGGAATCGCCACTGTCGTCCCAGACGATAGTATGGCTCTGCCATTCAAAGCCTTAATCGCATTCGGATTGGGTATTTTCCCGATTGGATAGATTCCTCCGTTGCCATTGCTTTTCCCAAACGGCAGGGTTACGGAATGCTATTGCAGTGCCATCCAGCAGCCGTGCGCCGTGGAGTAGGCGGATTTCGGGTCGCCAAGCATCTGCACCTTCCCGTCACGCGCGACAAGCAGGCTGAAACCGCAGGACGGGAACGAGATGATGCTCATGTCGACGAGCGGACGGAACGCTTCTGGGATGGTCTCATTCGCCGTCGTGTAGTTCTGCTGTCCACTGCCGGTGAACTTGACGTTGCCGTTGATCGTGACGACGCGTCCGACGCGACATAGAGTGAGTCTGTCGTTCGTGTATGGAGGTTTCCATGGCTGGGTTACGGAAAGCTATTGCTGCTTGATTGCGAACCACTGCACGATAACCCGATGAGTCTCACCTAACCATCCGTTCGTGTCGCTGCGCCGGATGCGAAAGCGTAGCCTATCCTTCGTAATATCCCAGGGGAAAGCACTAAAACGCTTGCCTTCCACATCATCCATGCCATTCGGATACAGTTGACAGAAAGAGTAAACGCCGGAACTCTGCTTAAAAGGGTTTGGGACCATCAGAAAACCATTCGCATCAGTCTTGCCGTCATACAATCCACATTGGGTTACGGAAAGCTATCCTCATGGGATTGGATAGCAGAGGGAACCCATGCATCCTGCGCTGCTGCCTGCGGCTCCCATGTTCGCGCATCTTATGGTGCCGTTCGGATTGACGACGAGCATTCGTGACGTCTGCCCGTTCGTCACGCACACCATTCCATTGACCTCGATGGGTGGCCTCAGTCCGACCGGCAGCACGTATTCGCATTGCACGCTGCTCCAACTGTCACCGGCGAAGGAACCAGAGTATTTGACAAGCATCATCATGCCGACCCGCTGCACGAAAAAACCTTTACCTTCGTACAGGGTTACGGAATCCCACAGTTGGCTCATCGGAGGCAATTGCTTGACAAGCATGACAGGAGTTCCGGCGGC